AAATCCGGCGGCGTGTCGAGCGCCTTTAAATTGGTGACCGTCAGTCTCGGCGGCCAGATGCGACCACATTCATCGATAAAGAGAAACGCGTCCTTTCTCGCCCAGTGCCAAAAACGCGCCATCGTTAAGCGACCGTCAGGATGGTCTGTATCAATAAACTCGATACTGATGTCCGAGACATCCATTTTTAAGTACTTAGCCATGCGTTCAAGGTTTAAGCCTCGCACATTCGTGATGATGTGACGGCCTGACTTAATCGCCGGCAGCAGACGAAGCCATAATGCCCCTGACGTTTTATAAGAGCCTGGCGCGCCGTGATGAATAAAGATACTCATAGGTTTAACGCTCGCAGGGCAAAACGGGTCATCAAAGCCTGAAGCACGATAGCCAGCGCTTGGTCTAACCCTAAAAAGAACAGAAAGCCGCTGTATTGAGGAGGCAGCATATCGATAGCCTGTTGGATAAGCGGATAGATGGTAAACATATCAATCACTTTCTGGGACATCTCCCAGAAGAATTGGATAACAAAAATCTTGCTCTCAATCCACATAATACCGAGCTTGATCACAAGCCACGTAAAGCCATCAATTAGCCAGTCATAAAGGGTGTCCATCATAAGCATCACCTAAACAAAATGAGCATGGCGGCCAGAATGTACGCCATCGCGAGCACTATCATGCGGATGATGTGCAGGTTTTCAGAAAAGAGGGAGAAGTCAAAACAGAGGTTGTAACCAAACGCCTCGACATAGGAGCAAAACGAAGGCACCGCCGCCGAGCCTTTGAACTGATGCAAAGCCGACTGGGTGATTTTCTCGTTGATCATCTGCTTTAAATTCTGCTGAGCCGTTTCTAACTCGGTCTCGGCCTCTCGTATCGGAAACTGACAGCGTTCAGGGTTACTACAGCGCCCTGATAGCGCCGTGTTCATGGTGTCGAGTTGCTGTGAAATCGTCTCTAAGGTATTGAGCTTTTTAGAGATGGTATTAAGCGCCCCTGTATAATTGGGGCTGCTGCTATCGGGTGGCGTGGGATTGGGTTGGTCTGGGTTAGGCGGAACGACAGTCCCACCGAGTGAGTCTTTAAGTTCATCAATCGCCCGAAGGACATTAAGCTCGCTATAAAGCACATCGTATGAAACAGCCGCAACACGAGAGTAAAGCTCATCCTTGGCTTTTCTTACCTCCCGTTGCGTATCCCAAACATCAATGCGGATTTCCTCAAGATACTCCATTTGCCCACCCAAACGATTGTTGACTGCGGTGACACTCTCAAGAACACGATCCGCGTGAAACTTCGTATTGAGCTGAACCATATCTTGAGAGTGGGACACCTGACCACTGACATGATTGAGAGTCGAAGCCATCTCTGATTGGTTTTTATAGACCTGATTGAACGCAGACTTAAACGAGCTGCTCAGCCCATCAACAGGGGAATCACTGGGCGGTGAAGGTGGTAAGGGAACGCACTCTTCCCCCTCAGGGCAATAAGGATAAATGCAGCGCTCTGCAGATGCTCCGGACAAGTCGCACATCGGCCAGTTCGGGGATACCCCTTGTGAAAAACGGGGTTTGTAGAGCCCCTTGCAATAGTCCCCATTTTCATTTGAGAGACAAGACCAAACAAAACCATAGTCATCTTTTTCAATATCAAGCATGCAGCCATCAAATAACACCGATTGCACAATGGGAGAGCCAAAACCGAAAAGTAACTGGTGTGACGTAGTAGTATTAGGATCACAATTGATGGCGGAAGCCGTTACCGATGGAGAAAGAAAGAGCAATGTCAAAAACAGTAGAAAATAGCGCATAAAAAAGGGCGAACGCTCGCCCTCCTCCCTTAAACCAAATATAAGCCCGACACAAAGCCGATAATGATGACCGCTGAGCCAAAGAGACCCAGCCACAACTCAAGCACTATTTAGCCTTACGAATTAAGCCAATCACGGTAACAATCAGAACAATTGCCCCCACCACGCCCATGATGAGCGGCCCAAGCGCAATCACCGTATCTTTACTGGTGCCCAGTGTTTTGGTGACTTCCGTGACCAAACCCGCATCAGCAGCCGCGAGTGCTTGGTTAGCAAATGCGGAAAACAGCAAGAAAACCCCGAGTGAAAGCGTGCTTTTAAAGGTATTAAGTTTGTTTTTCAGTGAGCTAAACATGTAGCTTCTCCTTTACCGTGGATAAAATGAGACTAGCAACCGCGCCAATCCCAAAGGATGTAAAGAACAGAACGAGAACGGCCTTGACCACCGCGAAATAGAGCGCCTCGTTCCAGACATAATGGGTTAAGTCCATCAAGATTTAATGGGTTGAGGTTTATCCAATGGCTTGCCGCCCGGCACGTTGTCAAACAAGGAACACACCACTTGATAATCAATCACGAGGTTGCGTGATGGGTCTTCTGGGTCTGGCTCATTGTCAAACGTGACAAGAACCGGAAAGGCGGTCTGTTCGAGTTTTCTGGTCATCGCGTCACTGGATACAAATTTCACTTCCTGATGCTGCAAGCCAAACGTCAAACATTGGCCTTTATCGTTTTTCCACTGGCGAATCGGCTTACCAACAAAAAGCACTGGGATAAGATAAGGTGCACCAGTCTTACTACTCACCCCTTCAGAATGAGAGGCACCAAAAACAACAAAACGAGATTTCATATTAATCACCCATAATTTCATCAATTAACTTCATATAAGAATCTGGAAGGTTGAGTGAATCGTCGTGAATTTCCTTAGAAATCAACGCCCCAAACACCCTTTCCAAATCACCACCAAAATGCTTTGAAATATCAAACAACGTCTTACCGACCTGACGACGAGCCCACTTAATGCGTGAGTGGATATCAAGCGCCACTTGACGCTTTTTTGTGACCACCTTGACAGGCAAGGAATTGATAATTGAGGCCGAGTACGCGCACAAACCTGCAAAATACCCCTCGATATTGAGCAGAACGTCGATAGGCATGTCTTTAAGCTCGACCTCATTACGAAACCAGTGCATATCTAAACCAAGCTGAGCAGCCTTGTTGTAGATACGCCAGTAAATGCGAGATTCACGAGAGCCTACCTCGAAAGATTCATTGATGATTTTGCCATTAGGCTCAGAGACTAATCGCTCACCACCGTTAGGAGCACGTCCCGCTCTAGCGGTGCGAAAGGCATCATCGGAATAGGCTTTTTTGGCGTACTCACGGCCAAATAAACCGTGAAAGTCATCAACGGCCAAATCAATACGAGACAGACGAGAGCAACCTAATAAATCGAGCCACCAATGAAGACGGAATAAAGAGGTGTGCTCTAACACGGTTCGACACCCTACTCCCTCAATTTGGAAGTAACAGGTATTACGGTTTCCCCCTAGCGCAACAAAGCCCACGTGTTTATTGGAGTACTTCGACATCAAATGGCATGAGTTTTCATACCCATAAAGCCCCTTATCGCGCCAAGGCGACATACGAAGACCAAGAACATGAAGGCAAAACACCTCCAAGCGTTCCATCATGGCAACGTTCCACTTCTGCTTATAAAGCTCGATTAACTTCTCTTTTTGCTCAGGGGTGCGAGCCATACGGTAATCGGGCTTAGGAAGAGGCGCCCAGATAAGCGAGGACAAATCGGACTTATGCGCGTGACGGAATGAAGCATAAGGAACCGACCAAGCAAGATAATCGACAAAAACAAACGGAGAAGCGTTTGTATCGAGTTGTAATTCGTCAAGAGTGAAAATCTGCTTTTTCATTAGCCTTCAAAAACCTGTCAAGATAACCTTTAGAGCTAAAATACAGCAACCAATGCGCACTTTCAAGACTAATGTACAAAAAAACAGCCTTACAATAGAAATAAATCAAGCTAAAGGGGATTGTTATGAAGATAAAAGAAAGGCTAGCCAACCAAAGAAAGGCAATTAATAAGACTCAGGCACAAATGGCTGATGAAATTGGAATTAGTCTAACATCGTACAAAAAATACGAATCTGGGGAAGGTTTGCCTACAATGGAAAACCTTGTGAAGATCGCAGATGCTCTGGAGATCTCAATTGATGAACTATGCGGAAGATGGGCCACAGATGAAAATCAAGAGCTTATGCTCAGGTTAAAAAAAATCCAACAGTTAGATGAAGAAGAGCAAAAAGCAATAAGCATGGTTTTAGAAAGTATGCTGATAAGACATTCTACCAAGAGCATCTTAAATCATGGTGCTTAGCAAGACTCGCTAGCGCTCAAACACTGGCGCGCTACGCTTGCGAATACAAGGTGAGTGTCACAGGCTCTGTGGGATTTACCCCCGTAATACTAGACGGGGGTCTACCACAGCGGACAGGCTCTAACAACGCGACTCCGCACGCTACGTCGCTTATGTTCTCACCTGCCGCTGTCGCAGTATAGAGGTGAGACAATTAAGCTCACAGCGGCCGCTGTCTCAATAGAACCTGTAGAAATTCCGTCTCCTCGCATCAGCGAAGCTGATGACTGCGGCGGACGGCTGGAATCAGAATAAATCGAATTATGTCATTTTTGACATACCGAAATGACATACCGCCTTAATGCGTATTATACGCCATTATGTTACGGGCTCACTCTTGCAGAACGATTCAGCAAGCTGCCCACGTTCTGCTGCAAGTGAGGCCGTCAGTGCTGGCGCAATGGTACTGACGACTGCCCCTCAACATAATGCCGCGCCACATAATGCGCACTAGGAACATTTTGTCTCTAGGTTTAGTACGGTGGCTTTGGCCGTGTCTATTGGTGGTTTTTTGTAGGCTTTAGCGTATGTCATTGCATCATAACCGACCATCATGACATAGAGTTCGTCTGCTGCGATTTTGCGTTCATCCGGACTCACAAGGAAGCCACCTTTAAACTGCCAACCGAACCATGATTCACCTGCTTCATGTAATCCACTTTTGGCATGCTCGCGAACTTTGTGTGCCTGACGATAGACTGCACGTGTTTGGTTGATTTGGTTTTGTTGATCTTCGATTTGTGCTGCGCCTAACCGATGACCTAATGGCGTGACCAACTTGCCTTCGTCGAAGTACCAACCTTGCCAACGTTTGCCTTCAAGGCCGCTGCGAGGTAAAACCCGCTTCTCCAAGACCGACAACCAGTAATGGAAGATGCATGGATTCATGGGATAAGAGCCATTCTCCCAACGTCGCCATGTTTGCGTGCTTACACAGCACATTTCAGCGGCCTGAGTGGTCGTCAGGCCGTATTTTTCTCTGGTTGACTTAATCCAAGCAGCTCCGACATTGTTGAGCCGCACGTATTTAGTCATAACATATCCTTATCACAGTTTCTTGCTCTGGAATGCCGAGTTTGCGTTCGAATACTCCGAGCGCAGCGCTCAGCTCCTTATCGCGCTTAAACACTTGTAGCAACCGTTGCTCTGTTGCTTCTGTTGTTTTGGCGTCTTCTCTTGTATGATGTCCCTGCATTGGTTCTGCCTTATCGCTTGAATTTCAGTGCATGAACTGACTTACGCCCATAAGTCAGTTCACTTTACCGCTTTGCTTTACACCGTCATTTCCTTTAAAGCGTCATAGAATGTCCAGTTCGCCAGTGCATCCAATACGCGAGCGTTATCGCTGTCATCATCCAGACTGTCACGCTCAAGACTCACCACTTCCGGCATTTCAGCATGTAACAGTGTTAAGTATTGTTGTGCCATGTAAGCTATCAGCTTAGCACTGCGTTCGTCCGCATCTTCTTTAAAGAAGCCCACTTTACCTTGCATCTGCCCTGCCTTGTCCGCCAAGAAGTGACGTTGTAGCACGTTATGCATTTCCAGATATGACTCTGGCAGCTCAACAGCATCTAGCTCAACCTCTTCTTGTGCCACATCCATTGGGCGCGCCAACATAGACAACAAGTCATGGCTTGCATCGGCCAAAGCGAGAACCGCCTCACCTAGCCCATTCATGTTAACGTCGTACGCTGCATCAACAAGGCGTTCACGCGCATCATCGTAGCGTGTGGCTAACACGGTTTCGTCGGTGGTCTGAGGTTCATCGAAGTGATAACCGCGCTCTTCGTAACAACCTGCAAGTCGTTTCTTTTCAGAGCCGCTTAACGAGGCCTTTTCTTGCTCGAACTGGCTAAGAGTATTGCGGTTGATTCCGGTGAGTTTCGCCACGGCTGAGATGCTGAGGCCGATGTGTGTACGTGCAGCCATGAGGTCTGCACCCGTGAGTTGATTCAAGTTCATTTGTGTTTCCTTTTATCGAGTGATGCCTATATAGATAACGTTACATAGGCGGTTGCTTGGTATTGCATGCAGGTATTGGCAGTTGCATGCGACTGCATGACGCCTTTGGCAGCAAGCCGCCAGAGACAGTTACTGAGTCAGACCGACTACCCATGTTTGGGTAAAGTTGGAAGGTTTCGGCTCCACAGAGACATTCACTTCCGATAACGGGCTTACTTTGTCGAACTGAGGTAAACAAAGCGGGTCGATATCCAGTGTTTGCTCTTGCAAGCCACGTCCTGATAAGGACATGTTGGGTGTGTCGATGGTTTCGATAGGTGTTGCGAAGTGGATTTTGTGCATCTCGTAAGGCTTGCCTAGCCCTTTGTTTGAGATACCTTTGCGATGGCTAATGCCCATGTATACAACTTTCATTGTGTTACCCTCTTGGTTGATTGGCCGCTTTACGGTTCCGGTGGTTGACCGGATTGACGCCGCCAGTGAATAAATCAGGTGTAATGTCGTGTTCAGTTAAGATCATTTCGCCGTCTGGCCAGATAACCAGACTCAGTGCCCGCCGTGGGCTAATTGGGATGGACTGCCCCTCTATCAGAGCGTCGATGTCGATATCATCTTTCAGTCCGAGTTTCTCTTTCAGGTTATGGATTGGGTCTTCTGCCAGTCCCAACTCATGAGCAAGGCGTTTCGACACACCATAAGCGACCGCTAGGTGTGACATATCTTGAATGTGTGCTGTCGGTGAGACTGGCTCGACATAGTTGGCCGGACGTTGATTGTCGAAGTTAAAGTTCAGCACTTGTGCCAATGGCATACGCTCACCCTCACTCAGGTTTTGCAAGTCAGCTTTGGAGAAGCCAATTGCCATTAAGTCACGCATATTGCGGTGAAGTGTGGCTTTCGAACTGTGCGCCTTTAGCTCTTGATAGCCACGGTCACAGAGTGTCATGTAAAAACGGAACAGTCGGTCAGCCTTGGCGTATGAGATATTGCCTTTCGGTGTCATCGTGCTGTACGCATCACGCAGCAACTGCTTAATTTTGCTGTCGTTATACAGCTCTAACTCTTCACCTTTCAGCGATTCCAACAGGTCGTGGAACAGGGTTTTGAACATCCATTCGCAGAAGCGGTAACCATTCTTAGCCTCGAACTGCTCTGCATGTCGGATAACCTGCCACAGGTTTGCGCTGCCAACATGTTTCTGGATGAAGCGTTTCTTTGCACGCCCTTCGAAGCGTAATCGGTTCGCAGCGAACGCCTGCAATTCAGGCTTGGATAATTCATCAATGATGCGGTTAAAACGGTCGCTATCGCCTTGTCTGGCGCGGCGTTTCAAGTCAGCTAACTGGTGAGCGATTTCATCATGCTTGGTGTAGATACACAGTTCGAATGAGCGCCCTGCTCCCGGATTCGCCTTGGTAGCACGGTTGAAGTAGAGCGTGGTTTCAAAGTCTGAGTTACGGGCGGGTTTGATGTAACGGTTAGAGACATTGCCCATCTGTTTGATGGTCTGGCGTAGGATATCGGGGTTAGCACATTTAATTGAGTACGTGCAGTCAATACGAGTCATCTCTGCTAAGCCGACATCCAACAACTCCCACAGTTCCGGCTGTGCTTTTTGTAGCGAGTCGAGTAGGTATTCAACACATAAGCGAAAGTCTTCCGAGCCGTAGACATTGTGCCCTTGCATAACCTTGGCTGGCGAGGCTTTCAGTTGTAGGTAGCCCCAGAAGACATTGGCACGAGGCTCAGCATCGAAGACCTTACAGGCAATGTCAGTGTAGGATGATGGGATGGTAGACCAAGGATGATATAGGTCATCAGTACGCACCTTCTTTTGGTCATTCACCACTGAGAACTCAACATTCCCGCAAGCGATTTTTAGCTCGGTTTTTTCAGCCAGTTTTGCAAAGTCCACAAAACCGCAATCACCCATTTCGATGATTACGTCCTTTTTAAAAGGAATGTTTATGTGGAACATGTCTATCATAAAAACCTGTCAATACCCATTAGTGACACTTTTCGTACTCAATAATGGTATCAGCATGAGACTTTTTTGACAACGAGAAAGTGAGACTCTCCATACTCAGAAATGAGTATGACGAAGATCACACTAAAAAACAGGGTATATAATCTCGAACATGAACCTTAATGCGAGTATTAAGAATGTCAGAAGTGAGCATTGCAGACCGAATTAAAAAAGCCATTATTGACAATGGCGGCTACCAAAACATTAGTGACGTCACAGGCATCAGTAAAAGTACTTTAGCCCGCATGGCTGCCAATCAGACAGAGCCAAAGCTCAAAGACGTTATGGCTATATCGAAAGCAACAGGCGTTAGTCTTAACTATATCGCCTATGGGATGCTGACAGAGGATGAGGAAGAGTCTGCTCTTAATGAGAAGAAGATGTTCAACTTAATTCTTAACTTAGTGAATCATGTCAGTCGTGAAGTTGAAGAGTTAAGAGCAAAAGTAGGAGTAAATGATCCCAAAGGGAACCTAAATGCAAGACGCACAATCGATGGGCTGAGCAAAGACATCACCGACAGCGTTACCGATGGTGCAGATATAAACAACCTCTCTCCAGAAGCTCTCGGCATAGACTCTAAAGAACACATAGAACTACTGTTTGATTTACTCAATGAAGAGTCAAAACGTCGAAATAGCAATTTAGATACAATGCTGGAACCCACACAACCACATAAATCAAAATGAAACCATAAGCCGCTATTA